AATGTCAAATTTGCCTATGATATTAGTATTCATGCCGTATTTGCCCTTAGAAATAATGCTAATGATATTGCTGAGATGTAATTTATTTCGTTAAATATATTTAATTTTAACACGATCTTTGCTTAGTTTTTCAAATTGTGGGTCCTGGTTCATGAAGATTACAACTTTGGGAGGTGTAAAGCATTTCATGTGTCCATTGTATTTTAGCGTCGTTATCCATCCGTTCTTTATATTTTCGATAAAGTTCCATGGAAAGAATTTGGGATCGTTACATCTGGCCATATCGAATATGGCGTACTCGCAGCTGGTATCGTATGCAGTCAGCAGATCCTTTGTTCCTCCACCTGAAAAAAAGAGAGAGTTCATTAACCTTTGGTTCGACGACCGAGCGTTAGCGAGGGAGGCGGGGGGGTTCGGGGGGCGCAGCCCCCTGTCAAATGGCCTTGCCTTGGACCATGCACGCAGGAAGGCGTAGCCTTCCGTATAGCGCCTCGGAGTCATCAGCAGCCGCAGTCGAACTCCAATATGTTTGGACGCTAGCGAGCGAGCGAAGCGAGCGACCGCGCACCTTGAAATTATAATAACTTACCTTGACAAGCCCAAGCCTTGAAATTCACCATCATGTATTTTGTTAGGGCGCTTTTTCCTTTTCCGCCTTCGTAATCAACGATGAACAAGATTTCACGGTCTGATTGAGCCTTAAGATCCTCGATTGTCTCCTTTTGCCATTCACGCAATGTTTCAATTGAAGTCGTCGGAGCTTGTTTGTTATGATTGGCAAAAATTTGGTTAAGCTGACTGTAGTATCGTAGTCCGATTTCAAAGTCAATTGCCACAGCTTCTTCCACGCTAGTTTTTGCTGCCATAAAGACTCGTTCATATAAGCTTGCCTGCTTTTCTTGCGGACTTCCTCCCTCAATAAATATTCCTTCCTTTGTGCAATACGTCCGGTTTTGGTCATCAGTACCCCTTGCATTCTCGAAGTGAGCCGCTTGCGAGAATTCAAAGAATTTTTTCCAGAATTTGATTCCTCCTGCTTTAGGATCCATGTCCAAATGGGCGAAGCCTTGTAAATGCCTAGTTCCACTTTCTCCGACTTCTTCTCCGCAGACGATGTATTTGATATCAAACTTGCTTGGTTCCTCAGCCATTGCAGTGATTTTGGACAAGTCTTCTTCCTCATAGTTATTTAATGTAAAACAAACACGGTCTGATCTTATTCTCGACATTGTTTCGAATCAACTGACGCCAAGCTTGTTCGTTCCTGAAAAAATGGTCTTAGCGTCTCTCCCCTCTATTATTAATATTCCTTTCCTATTTGACCACTTTTTCCCGGCCGGCGCTTGGACTGCGTATCAGTATTACCGCAGTCCATGCCACACCCCCTCCCCACACCCCTTTTTACCTGGCGCGCGAGTATTTAAGCGCGCTACTCTCCTCTTTTTTGTCAGTATGGCTGGTCCAGTGGAAAGCTACACTCCCACAGCGGAATCTCCTTTTTCGAACGCTTGGTTGCAAGGTGAATCTTATGCTCAACAGTTCCGTGATCTATTCCCTGCGCGCTCTTCTCTACCTATTGCAGGCATGCGTTCTCGTGTACCTCGGTTTCCAAAAAGAAGGCGGGAAGTCAGACGCCGTTATGCCAGAAAGTTTCGACGAGGTCGACGTACCCGCCCCTCGCGCGCTGCCAAGCGTGCTGCGCCCTCGTTTCGCAGACGTTTGAGGCGTGATAATCGAGGAATTGGCGCCCTTATCAAAAAAGCTAGAAATGCTTATAATACTCGTCTCGTTTACGATAGTTTTTCTTGGGACCGAGTTACAGCTTCTGAACTTAATTCTAAATTGAGTAATTTTTCATGTAAAATAAGTGATTTTACGAAAGCTAATGAGCTGCTTTCTGATGCTACTCTAACAACAACCAACCAAGTGTATTATACAGAGTATAAAGTTGTCAAAGCCTTTGTCAAAGTCAGGCCTGTGTTTTCTAATTTGGTTCGTTATGATACGTCATTTGGTGTTGCTAATGCACATGATCCGGAAGCTATAGGTATTATTCCTTATATGCACCCTAAACCAGCCGATTCAACAACAACACTCGCTGCTAAACTACGTGCTTCACGTAATGTCAAATGGGTCCCACTCCGTAAGGTTAAAGGATCCCAAATGCCTATTCTTCCTTACGTGGAAGAAGTAATTACTATTAAAGACGAACTCAGTGGAACTTCAACTACCCAAACCGTACATGCTCCCTTGAAAAAGATGCCCTTTATCGAATATGTTGGCGGTACCGCCGAACAAGTAGCCATGATGCCTTTTGGCGTTTGGTACCCGAAAGTTAATAGCGCCAATGTCAAATTTGCCTATGATATTAGTATTCATGCCGTATTTGCCCTTAGAAATAATGCTAATGATATTGCTGAGATGTAATTTATTTCGT